GTGGTTGTGGCGCTAAAATGACTGTACCAATGGAGAAAAAGTGAAAATTAAATTTATAAAAGTATCAGAAACAGAAGAAATCATTGCAGAGTGCACGGAATCCAATAAAGGATTATTTATTAAGGATGCAGCAATGATAATGTCCTTGGAGATGGGAAAGATTACTCTAGCAACATGGTTGCCATATACAAAAGTACAGGATGGTATCTTACTTCCAGAAAAAGCTTATATGTTTGTGACTGATTTGCAAGGAGATATGATTGACTATTATAATAAATGGCGTACAGAACCATTTTCTAAAAATGTGAATTAAGCAACAGCAATTCTTAGAACATTGGTTGTATTCTTAGTAATTTGCATAAATACAGTTTTTGATGAGTTTGCTCTATCTACAAGATAGATAAAGCAAGCTCCTTCATATCCAGGTTCACCAAGAAGATAATAGTTTTCTATTAGTGGCTGTGTGCAATTGCTATCCAAAAATAGGTTTATAATAGAACCTTTATTCTGTGCATCAGAAAGATCTATTTTGATTGGTGCGACAGCTGTACTGCTCACTATTGAAAGTGTCTCTGTTTGTGTGTTATCCACAAAGATAATATCATTATATTGATTAGTTCCAATAAATTCTGAAATATTAAATCCATCAGTATTATAGGAGATAAAATATGATGTTACAACCTTTAGGATAAAGACATTTGAATACGAAATAGAAATGTTTCTATAGTCAACTATGTTTTCAGTATTTGCGTTTATTGTTTTTAACGTAGAATTTGGATAATAGTAATATACGTTTGCAGTATCTTGTTGTTGTCTTAATGCATGTTGCATTGCATTTTGATTTTCCAACAACATAGAAACAATACCGGAAGTTGCTCCTGCAATTTTAATTACTCCATTTTGGAGAGGTGAAGTGGCAGAAACTGCTAACGAAGGAATACCTCTGTGGAGTAAATCAATTTGTGATTTATTAAAAAATCTATTCTCATTGGTTACCGAATTTACAAGATAAATTACTTCGGTATCATCATTTAATTTTATGTAATTTTTTACTTTAAGTCTTCCAGAGTTTAATGTACTTCCCAAAACTTCTACGTATTCTTCAAATCCATAATCAGATCCATATACGCCAAAGAAATCAAAATTTAATGGACTGCTTCTAGGTGTATTTGATATTAATATATGGGCAGTATTGCCCGTCGTTGCAGTAAATTGTATAGGATTCGTAAAATTTTTACTTACGTAATATCCACCAGTAAGAGCTGCAGTCCCCGTAACACCAGAGCATGAGATATATTGTTTAAAAGTTCCGGATATACCTTGTAATTGTAATGTACCATTCCAATTTATACTAGAAGAAGTGGCATTGTTATAATATACTCCACTAGAAAAATTAAAAGTACTTCCAGTTGTAAGACCATTGAAGAATTTATTTAAAAACTTTAAATCATTTCCAGTTTTTACTTCAGAATAATCAAAGAACAGCGAGTTACCAGTAACAAAAATATTAGCAGAACCATTCAGATTACCTTTTGTAAAACAAGGATCTGCCGTATTACCAACAAATTGTGTTGTATATGAATACGATGTTTTTGCTGTATTTAACGAAAATAAAGACATATTAGGTCGCTAGGTAACTAATAATTTGAGAACCTGATTTTGCTCTGTGGGCCAAAAGACTAGAATTTATTATATCTATGAATAACGATTCTCCGGGATCTAATTCGTATCCAAGAGAAGTAAGAGAGGCAGTTGTATCAGTAGTTATGTAGATTACATCGGTATTCGCAGATGCAGCTTTTACATTTATTCCACTCTTACAAGTAAATCCAGCAAATGCTGCTGCAGTTGTTGTGCTTGTTAGTCTATAAGCAGTTCCACCAGTTGGACGAATTACAGCAAATCCACCAAGATCACTTCTTAGACCTACGACCTGACCATAGATGGCAGTCATACCAGTTAGAATATTTGTATCATTAATTCCAACAGTGTTACCTACGTTAACTCCTACAGCAGTAGCACCGGAAAGACCTACTACAGTAACGGTAGAAGGAATGGTGGCATTGATTGTTGCACCAGCAACGTTAACGTTTAGTGCACCATTGGTGTAACTTAAAGAATTTCCAGCTTGGTCTACTAAATTTACATAAATGTATGTGAGACCATTTGGACCCCATACAGAAACCGAATCGTTAGATTTTCCTAGATAACGACCGCCAGTGACTTCTACTTGTGATCCTGTAAAAGTTCTAACAAATAATGGAGATGAAGTTAGACCAGTTGTGACTACTGAACCAGACACCACCACTGCAGCACCACCTATACCACGTACATCAATGGTTCCTGTGAATCCAGAAATAGTGGCAGTCATTCCAGTGGCAATTGTTACTGGAAGTGGATTTGCTGAATTTACAACTGTCGCAGATCCATCGACACCATACCCAAGTTTAATGAGTTGGTAGTGACCTGTAATACCGCCTGTACCGACATAATCGGTCGCAATATATGCGGTTATACCTGCTGTTTGAATTGGAATCGCATCTGATGTTACGCCTGTTCCTGATGGCATGGATTAGACCTCGTTAATTAGTTCATGAATATTTAGATGTATTTAATTATTGATTATTGGAATATAACGTATATAATAAAACCATGTATATAGACGAAGCAGCAAAAGAAAAATTTTCAAATAAAGTTTTAGATAGAGTAAAATCTACAAAACTAAGTTTTATGGATTGTATACTTGAATTATCTGAAGAAATGAATATTGACCCAAGTATGGCTGGTAAACTTATTACCAGACCAATAATTGAAAAAATTCAAATTGAAGCCAGAGACCGCCATTTACTAAAGAATGGCAAAACCAAGAAACTCCCAATTGACTAACCATCTAATTGGGCTATAATTAGAATAGAAAGGCCGAGGTAGGTCCTCGGGAAAATACTATGTCAAACTTTGCAGATTTTAAGAAGAAGAGTAAGAACTCAGTCGCATCTCTAACCGAGCGTATGGATAAGCTCACCTCTAAGGAGAGTTACAAGGACGAACGTATTTGGAAGCCCGGTATCGATAAGTCAGGTAATGGATACGCTGTAATCCGCTTCCTGCCTGAAATTCAGGGCGAAGATACTCCATTTGTGTCCATGTACAGCCATGCTTTCAAGGGCAAGGGTGGTTGGCTATTTGAAAACTGCCCCACTACGATTGGTGAGAAGTGCCCAATTTGTCAGGGTAACACAGAACTCTGGAACAGTGGTATTGAAGATGATAAGAACATTGCACGTAATCGTAAGCGTAAGTTGGCTTACATCTCCAATATTCTTGTAATTGAAGATCCTGCTAATCCAGAGAATAAGGGAAAGGTTTTTCTTTACCAGTATGGCACCAAGATCTTCCAGAAGATTCAGAGCCTCGCTCACCCTGAGTATCAGGATGAGGTTGCAGTTGACCCATTCAACTTCTGGACTGGTGCAGACTTTAAGATCAAGATTCGTAATGTCGGAGGTTACGTAAACTATGACCGTTCAGAATTTGCATCTCCTGCCCCGCTTCTTGGTGGAGATGACAAGAAGCTAGAGGAACTTTGGAAGAAGCAGTATCCTCTGAAGCCATTTATTGACAAGAGCCAGTTCAAGAGTTACGCAGAACTCTCTGAGCGTTACAAGAAGGCTGTTGGTGATGATATTCGTGCTCAGTTTACTGAAAGCAAGAGCATTGAGGATGATGTGGCAGACACAGTGGTGTCTGAAGACATTGAGGAAAAGGATCCTCTAAAGTACTTCTCCGAAATGGAGAACGATTGAGAAAAGCCCCCGCAAGGGGGCTTTTTTTATGCCCAATTTGGGGCTGATGATGTTTTAGTTGCTCTATCTAAAAATATTAGATTTGTTGGAGCGATTGTAGGTCTTTCTACCAAATCAGTATTTTGATTCTTAGTAGATACATTCATGTCATTTACTTGCTGTGCAATCTTCTGAAGAGATGGCATGATATTATCTTTAATTTGTTTTTCAATATTTGAAGTTTTAGAATTATCCATGAAACCGGTATTAGCCTGCATTGGAATTATTCTGGATTGATTTGGTGCAGCAATAACTGGAGAAACATTTACACTGGTATCCATAGATATCATGGACAGATTTTGAGTACTAAAAGGAGAAGGAGTAACTGAATATGATGATTCTGTCATTTCTAGTTTTTGTTCAGATCTTCCTATGGCATCACTGAATACAGTTTTTTCTGCTTCAATGTTTATTTTTGCTTCATTATTATTATCCAAAGTGTTGTCCTGCTGTTTGATTATGTAATTGTTTCTGTTCTTGTTCTAAATTGTAATTTACCAGAATGTTAATATACACTTCTCTCTCCCAAAAATACATATTTTCGATATCTTGTACACTCCATTTTAGTTCTTTCATTAAAGAGAAGTTAGTTTGATAGTAGTCAACAACATCAAAGTAACTTGCTGCTAGATAAAAAAACTTAGGAAACCAGATACCTCACTTTCACTATTTTCTTTTTCGACCTTGAACCATAATCTTGGTTCGTTTTTTACAAATTCATTAATTTGTTTCATAGTAAACAAAGGGAGATTATCGATGAGCTCCTTGCACTTTTCATTTACAAATTTATCTAAGTAAAAAACTTGACCAGAAATTATTATACTCTTGATGCATGATTTAGAATAAATTTCATCCGAAAATGAATCTTGTTTTAGTAAATCACTTAAAGAAGGAGTTGCTAGAGTAATTGTAATGGACTCACCTACTGGTATATTCAATGATTGAATTGCATTTTTATTTTCAATATTAGATATACCAATTTGAGTTTTTTCTTGATTCACAATCACGTTAATCAATTCATCAACACTTTTAGATCTAATTTGTAGAAATAAGTATTCTGCATCAGCAAGACACAGATCTTGTACATTTTTTAAATCACAGTTGTCTTTTATGCATTCATATAACGCCAATAATGATAATTTTTTATTATCTTCATTAAGTATCAAAGATATTTTTTTAGCATCTTTTACTTTAAATGCAGTAAATAAAACTTTCTTTTTACTAAAAGGAAGTGTGGTTTCAAACTTTGGTTGCGAGTCTTTAAATAAATTTAAAATATCCATAATAATTCCAAAAAATTTATCGTATAGAAGATCTAGTAATAGATCTGTAATTCAATACAACTTGATAAAGTAAGGGAGAATCTGCTTTGGCAGACAATTGAATAGGCAGTGCCTCTACTGGATATACTTCTTGAAATGTCCATAGAGATTGGTTATTTGTTGAAACCGACTGGTTTCCATTTAAATCCAAATATGTAAGTTGAAGGTTTGCAGGTTGTACAGTTTCAGTATACCAAGGAACAAAAAAAGTATTATTATTTCTATTGTACATGGCATCAAACCAGTCATTGAAATAATTTAAAACAAATAGATCGCCAGTAACATAAAAAGTCATTACAATTCCACCAACAAATTTTGTAGAATTGGGAACAGCTCTACCATAATTGTAACCTTGTAGTCCATCATATATGTAATTCGTCGCACGTGCACCAAAAGAAATTTCAGATGGATAAACAGTTATATATGATGACGATACTTGACCACTAGGAAGGTCATCTAATTCGGGTCTATAAATTTTTACAGCATATCTATTGGCTCTTTGAAGACCGCCACTGGCATTCAAATAATTTTTTAGATTGTCAATATTATTGGTGTTTATGGGTGAGGATGACATTTGTTATATAACTCTTTTTCTGTTAAAATTTTAAATTCTATATTGTGTTTTTCACAATAATTTTCCGCTGCCTTCCACTTTGCAGTATTTACTGCCCATATATATTTTTCTTTTTTGGTGGCATTTTCCTTTAAGAAGGTTTGTTTTTTGGGTTTAACTTCTACCATCCAAATTTTTTTATTATTGTTTTGCTTTATCTCTATTAAAAAATCTGGATAATAGTTTTTAATCTTTTTCTCTATTGGATGCACATAAGGAATTGCAATTTCTTCAGATGACCATTTTATTATATTTGGGTGATCGTCGCAAAATTTGCAAACAGTTCTTTCCCACAGAGATCTGCAGACGATCTTTTCACAATCGCCTATGTATTTCTCTTTGTTTTTTGGAAAAAACTGTGTTCTGTACGCCATTTTAAATATTTATGATATTGCTAAATATTGTAGTATGGCATCAACATATATATACCCAATTGCAGGTAGCGCTTCTGGTGCTGAAGTTCCTTTGCAACTAAGATTTGATGTTGCAACCTATTCTTTGAAGAATTTTGAAAGAACCAGAGATTCTATCGTAACTA